GGCCCACTGGTTCCACAGGTTATCGACCTGCGCCAGCAGCGCCCGCTTGGTGGCGAAATTCCAGTCGTGCAGCTCCAGCAGCGAATCGCGGGCGATCGGGTAGAAGCGTGCGCAGTGCTCGGCCTGGGCACTGCCCTCGGGCGGCTCCAGCGAGGCCACGGTCGCGTTATCGCCCAGGTGTCCCAGGGACAGGTTACAGATGTCGATTTCAGATGCCATGGCACACCCTTTGATTCATGAAAATGGGGGGCTGACGCATACACGCACAGCCCCCCAGACTAGGCAGACCTGAGTCGGATCAGGCGGCGCCCGTGTCGCCCTCGGCCTTCTCGGCTGCGGGTTCGGCTTCGGGGATCAGCTCCAGGGCCTTGCCCGGCTTGCCGTCATACTCCACCACCTCGCCAGCCTCACGGATGGCGTTGCCGATGTAGCTCTTTTCGAGGACGCGATACTTAGGCATGGCGCTCTCCTATCAGGCGACCGAGAAGCCGCTGGCGTAGGACTTCTGGCCGTCCTGGATCGTTTCCACGATGTCGGAGGTCACGGTGCCTGCGGTGTTGGTGCCGACCACCACGTAGCGCGAGCCGACATAGCGCTTGCCAGTCGAGCCGATCTGCGGGTTGATGCGCACAGCGATACGCTTGCCAGCGGTCAGGCCAGCGGTGGCGATGGCGCCGGAGCTACCGATCACCACGGGGCTGGACAAGTCGGCAGCGTCCGAGGTGATGACCTGGAATTCGGTCGAGGTGCCACCTGTGAAGGCGGTGCCCACGGTGAAGTGACCGTAAAGCTCCTTACCCTCGCCGATGTCCATGGCGCGGCCCAGGTCGATGGTGTTGGTGGAGACTGCCGTGGTGGTGACGGCTTGCGCATCGGAAACGCGCAGAAGTGCATCGGTAATCATTTGGAAGGTTCCTTTCTGGATTCGGTTTGCGTTGCAGCCAGGGGCACAGGGCCCCCGGCTCCGTCACACTTAGACCACTCGGGCCTCGGTGTTCAACAGGGCATCGACCTTGCGCAAGGGCACGCCCTCGAAGGACAACCAGCTGGCAGCGGTGCCGAACTGATTGAGGCCCTTCTCGACGCCCAGCACGTTCTGGCTCTTGTTCAGGGCCTGGATGCGCAGCATCGAGTACACGGTGCGGTTCATGTAGAACACGGGGCGACCGAAGGCGAGGTTCGGAATCTTGTCCAGGGCGCGGCTCATCAGCTTGATGAGGTCGGCAGCGCTGGATTCGCCCACCAGGTTGGACACATCGATGTTGGCGATGCGCACCACATAGCGCCAGTCTTTCACGACCAGGCCGTTCTTCCACTGGTACTGAGTGGCCAGCGCCTGCATGCGGGTGCCGTCACCGTTGTAGACGGTTTGCTCGCCCAGGTCGTTGTGCATCAGACCGGCCTTGGAACCCTTCGGGAACGGGCAGAACACGGTGTTCTCGCCCCACACCACCAGGTAGATCGAGGTGTTGTCGGTACCAGTGCCACCGGCATCGATCACGTTGGCAGCGTTACCGGCGCCAGAGATCGCACCGTAGCGCGTGGCCAGGCCCAGGTACTGCTTGGAGTCCGTGGCAGGGTTGCCGTAGAACATCGTGGTGGCTTGGGTCTGGTTCATGGCTTCCAGGAAAGCCTGATCTTCAGACAGACGGAACTGGCCGGTGTTACCGTTCAGCTCGGCCAGGTCCTTGTCCACTTCGCTGCGGGCTTCCAGGATGCCGCAAGACTCATCGACCTGGGCGGTCGTGCTCTTGGAATTCGGGATGCCCTGGTTCAGCGCACGCCAGTAGACGTTCGGCAAGCCGGTGCGGATGACGACACGGTGACCGGTGGGCAGGTTGCCCTCCATGAACACGGCGTCCTCCAGGATTTCGTTGGTCTGCGAAAGCAGTTCGGCGACGACCGGAACACGGCCCTCGGGGTCGGTGCGCTTGGCCCAGTCGGCCAGTGTGAGCGCGGTGTTTGCAAGAGTTGCCATTTTCAAAAGCTCCTATTAGCGTTGCTGATTGGGATAGAGGGCATTGGCTGCATCCTTTGCACCTCGTGGACTGCCGCTCCCAGCGGGAACGAACTTGTCCTCACTGATTGCTTTACCGGCCCTGAACATCAAACGGATCAACTCCGGGTGATTGCCCAAGCCCGATTCGTTCAGCAGCGTGCGCAGCTCAGGGGTGCCAAACGTATCGAGTGCCTTTTTCGCCACCGCCAGGTTCTCGGTCAGCTTTTCGCCGCCGAACTCCTTGTCGGTTTGCGCGGACTCGACCCATTGGGCCTTGGCCTGGGTCAGTGCCTCGGCATGACGGCCCGCGATCACGGGACCCATCTTGTCGAGGACCTTCTGCGCAGCCTCCTGGCTCAGGTTCAACTCCTTGGCGACTTCCGAGAAGGCTGCGGTCCCTTTGTCATCCAGCTGGACGCCATCGGGCAGCTTGAACTCGTACTTCTCAGGCGCCCCTTGGGGTTTGGCCTGGTCACCTTGAGGTTGATCGCCCGGCTTCGGCTCGGTGCCGCTCGGTGCGTTCTGATCTCCAGCGGGCTGCTGCTGGTTTGCTGCGCTCGCGGCGGCTGCCGCCTCGGCTGCGGGTGCAGCAGGTGCGGCGGCAGCTGCGGGAGCAGCTTGCGATGCGGTGCCTTCAGTGGTCGTTGCGGCGGTCGTCATCAGCGATTCGGTTGTCATTGCTCTGTTCCTTCATCATCACCGGATACAGCTCAGGGCAGATCGAGTGAATCTGCGCCAGCGTCCTCAGTCCTTCGTTGCGGTTACCTTCGGCGAATGCCATCTGCATCGCGTTGGTGTTGAACGAAAGCCGAAACACACCGGCCCGATCCAGAAGGCGCCAAACGATGCGGCGCCCCCGCTTGCTGCCCATGAGCCACTTGAAATCATCGGCCTCATTGATCCGGGCCAGGTGCTCGCGCTTGGCCGAATCGGCCTTGGCTTGCTCCTGACCGCGAAGGTCGAAGGGATCGAATGAACTCATGGCCGCACTGTATTTATGGGGTCAAGCGGTACGCGCACCACTTAGCCGCTCAATCAGCCATACAGCGCCGTGGCCGCAGAGCTGGCGCTGGACACCGGACCCAGCTCCATGTCGGTGATCTGCATCTCGACCGAGCGGTGATCCATCTCGCCATCACGCGCATGGGCGCTCGTGCCCTTGACCACCACCTTGGCCATCACCATCAGCTCAGTGCCCACGGCGGGCATCTCGGTGAGGCCCAGCTTATTCAGGGCATCGTCATCCAGGTGGATGCACAGCCCCCAGGGGTAGCTCGGTGCGTCCGAGGCGATCGCCTCGCTCGTGTATTCCTTGCGCTCCTCGGCGCTCATCTTCATGCTGACCATGGCCATGTCTGGCTCCTTTACTGGTTGTAACCGCTGAACATGCTCATGACGTTGGTGAGGGCAGAGTCCTCGCCGGTCTTGGCTGCGGCCAGGTCGCGGGCGGTCGATGCGGCCTGAGCGTTTTGGGCTTGTGCCTGCGCCTCGGCCTGAGCCTGGGCACGCTGGCCACGGATGAGGGCCACGCGCTCGTTCGAGACGATCAGCTCGGGGTCGATGCCCAGCATGTCCGAGTAGGCGTCCGCCCACTTGTCCGAATCGAACTTGTCCAGCACCTCGGGCTTGAACTGAGCGACTGCGCCCAGGTTGCCCACGAATCGGTCGATGCCGTTGGTGGCCACCGCACGCTGGGCCTGCGCCAGCATCGAGACGTACTGCACATTCAGGTCCACGCCTTGCAGCTCCTCGGGCGGCGGGGGCACCAGGCCCGACTCGATCATGCGGCTGAACGTGATCTCGATCAGCGGGTCCAGCAGCTCGTTGTGCAGGCGCTCCAGCACTGGCCCGAGCATGAGCAGCTTCTCCTCATGACGCTCGGCCACCTCGGTGGCGGTCATGTTGGTGCGGTTCGAGTTGGCCAGCATCAGGAACAGGTCGGTGTAGAAGCTCTGATTGATGCGCCCGCGCACATCCTGGATGTCGGCCAGCAAGTGGTTCAGCTCCAGGCGCACCTCGAACATGGTCTTGACACCGCCCGAGGGGTTGGCCATGTCCACATAGGTGGCGCCACCGGGCAGCATGTCGATCTCGCGGTTCTTCATCGAGGACGGCAATTGCAGCGGCGGCTTGGTCATGTAGTCGATCGCCTGGGCCTTGCGCAGCTGCTGGTGTTGCAGCTGCTTGATGTCGCCCAGCGCCTCCATGCCCGGCGAGTTGCCATAGATGTCGCCACCGGCCACCGACCAGCGCGGCACCAGGCCACGGAACACCTTGAACCCGGACTCGCGCAGGTACTGGCCCTGGTCGGACCCCAGCTCGAAATACACCGACTTGAACGGCATATTGCGGGCGTCCTTCATGCGCGGGTCACGATCGACGCGAGGCTCGATCGCATGCACCAGCGTCACCCAGGCATCGAGCGAGCCACGGTCGTGCAAGGTCTTGACGGTGTTCGAGACGTTGGCAATGCCGAACTCGCTCACGATCTCGCCCACGGTTTTCTGGAACTCGCGGTACATCGTGGTCACGTTGCCGCGATAGTCGCAGGCCACAGCGAACTCGCCCGTGGTCAGCACATGATGGCGGATGACGCCATCGAAGTCGTCCATCAGCATCGAGGCACCGGTACCGAAGGCGCCGATCTCCTCATACATCGAGTGCAGGGCGCGGTAGGTGTTCGAGCGCTGGAAGATGTCGAGCATCTGGCGCTGCACGGCGGACAGCCACAGCTTCACGGGCGCGTAGTCCATCATGTCCGGGTCGGCGGTGGCCAGGCGGAACCAGGGACGCGCAGGGCTTGTGGCCCCGCCCATCAGCCCAGCCCCCAGCACACGCAGGGCGCGGGTGCCGGTGGAGTCATAAATGTTGTTGTGGCGGCGCTCGCCCTTGTTGCGGTCGGTCAGAAAGTACCGGCCATTGCGCGGCAGGATGTAGTCGCTGATCTCTTTCCAGTGACTCATGTAGGAACTGCGCTCGGTCTTGAGCGCCCCCCAGCGTGAGTACAGGCGATCGCGGGGTGTCTTGGTATCGGTCATGCGTTAGCCTCCCAGCAGGGTGTTCTTGCCCAGGGGCAGCGAGCCGGTGGACACACCACCCAGCCCGGTGAGCAGCGTGCCGCCCTGCCCGCTCATGCCCTGGCGCTCGTTCTTGGCGATGAAGCCCTCGGTGGCGGGCTTCTTCTGATTCGCCCGGTTCTTGGCTTCCTCGGAGAGCTGCGCCTGGGCAGCGGCCTGCTCCTTTTGCTGGGCCATGGTCTGCTCGTACTGCTTTTGAGTCTCAGCCGACTGGGCAGCGAACTGGGTCTGCTGCTGGGTGAGCAAGGTGTCGAACTGCGCCTGCTGGGCAGCAGCCGAAGCAGCGGACTGCTCGGCCTGGGTCTTGAGCGTCGAGTCGAACTGCGCCTGCTGCTGGGTGAGCAGCGACTGGTTGTTCGTGGCCATGGCTTCCATCTGCTGGCGCTGCTGCTCGATCTGAGCCTGAAGCGCTGCGGTCTGGTCCTGGATGGCCGTGGCCTGGGTGCTGGCCTGCTGCTGCGCGGTGGCTGCGGCACGCTCCTGGGCTTTGGCTGACTTGTTGGCCTGAACGGCGCTGTAGGTGGTGGCCGCTGCGGCGGCGACGACTGCGGAAACGGCCATCGTCAAATCTCCTTGGAATAAATGATGTCCTGCACGCCATAGCGC